TCCGCGCGCAGCGGGCGCGCTCAGAGGCACGGGTCGCGCTGGGCTTTTCCTCGTCGTCTTCGTCCTCATCGGCGTCGACATCGTCGTCTTCGGCGCGCTTACCCCTGGCTTTTTTGCCTCGGGCTTTGGCGTCGGGCTTGTCGTCGTCATCTTCGGCGTCGACGTCATCATCATCGTCTTCGGCGTCGGGTTTCTCGTCGTCGTCGCCGGCGCGCTTACCCCTGGCTTTTTTGCCTCGGGCTTTTTTGTCGTCGTCCTCGTCTTCGACGTATTGCTCGTCGAGCGGGTCGTCATTGTTGAAGTCTTCGACGATCGGGGCATCATCGTCGGCCTTGGCGCCACGGATACGACGGGGGAGGCCCAACAGGTGGGACCAGGTTTTAGAACGAGACACGGGGGAACCCTCTCAGGTTGAGTTATGCCAGCTGCTTGAGCAGCGAGCGAAAGGCGGCATCGGGAGCCATCACGGCATCCGCCAGGCCCTGGTCGACGCCGAGCTGACCGAGAAAGGTGCCGGCCTGGGTGGCCTTGACCTTCGCTGCCGACAGCTTGCGATTGCGCGCCACAGTGCTGACGAACAGCTCGCCCATGGTGTCGATATCGGCCTGGATACGCGCCTGCGCGTCGGGCGACAGGGCGATTTCAGCGTGACCATCGGCCTTCTGATCGCCGTAGGTGATAAAGGTGACCTTGAGCCCGGCACTGGTCAGCGCCTTGCTCATGTCGCAGTGCAGGGTGATCACGCCGATCGAGCCGGTGCCGCCGGTACGCGGCACAATCACCCGATCGGCCGCACTGGCGATCGCGTAGGCCGCGGAATAGGCCGACTCGTTGAGAATCGACCAGATCGGCTTGCGCCCGCGCGCGGCGTAGATGGTGTCGACCAGGTCAAAACACCCGGCCACCTCACCACCGCCCGAGTCGATATCGAGCATGATCGCCTCGACCTTGGGGTCGGTCAGGGCAGTCAGGAAGGCCTGACGAATGCCGTTGTAACCGGTCATGCCCGACCACGGGCGCAGGCTGGCCTGTTTTTGCACCAGCGTGCCGTGCACGGGAATGACCGCGACCGGGCCGACCAGGTCATAACCCTTGTCGCTACGGTCGCGACTGCCGTAGTCGTAGCCGTCGTCGTCATCGAGGAACATCTGCGGCTTGAGGCTCATCTGCGGGCCACCCAGGTGCATCATCTGCGTGATGCCCAGGCGCTCACCCAGGGCGGCCATGACCACCTCGGCCTTTTGCGGGTGAATGGCGATCGGCGTATTGAACAGGCGCTGGGCCAGGTGGGCAAACTGCATCAGGTGGCCTCGGGTTTCTTGTCGACCTGGTTGGCCGGCAGTTGGTTGGGATCGGGCGCGCCGGTCCATTGCGGTTTTTGAATGCCCAGCTCTTCGAACTTGTCGATTTCGCGCTTGCGCTGCTCCAGGGTTTCCTCCCAGTCCAGGTCCTGCTCGGCACACTCGGCCTGCAGGGTCGACAGCCCAGCGTCCATGCCGAGGATGGCGCCTTGTTTCTCGGCGACCGGGTCAACCCAACCACGCGCTGGGCGCATCCAGTGCATGCGGTTGTAGAGGCTGCGAAACAGGTGGAAGGGCGGCGCGCCGGCGGGCATGGGGTAGTCGTCGATTTCTCGGCTTTCCTCATGCCAGGCGCTGACCAACGGGGTGGCCATGCGCGTGGTGAAGTCATAGTGCCGCCGGCCCATGGTCTTGTAGGCCTCCAGCATCGCCGCACGGGCTGAGCTGTAGTTGACGTCCGACCAGTTATTCGACAGCTGTTGCGCCGACAAGCCAGAGGCGGCGGCAAAATTGCGCAGGAACGCGTTTTGAAACGACCCGTAGTTGGCGTTCGGGCGCGTGGCCGTCACCGCGTTGATCTTTTCGCCCGGGAACAGCGTCGGGATTCGCACGCCACCGAGCATGGTTTTGCGCGAATCGTGAAACTCGGCGCGCTGGTCCTGGTAGTGATTCAGGCTGTCATCGGTCGCTGCATCGCCGATGGCTTCCTCGACCAGCTGGTGGTCGTAGGGGCTTTCGATGTAGGCGCCAAAAATGGCATTGACCACGGCCGCGTCCAGCTCAAGGCCGTCGTACTTGGCCAACATCCGCATGCGGGTCAGTACCGGGGTAAAAATCCCGGCCGCGCCCTTGTGCTGCCCGGCCCGATCCGGGTCGAAGTCGTGCACGATGATCGGCCGGCCCCACGCGGTTTCCTTGGGGATCCAGTCCCAGCGCTGGCTGTCGGCACCGGCCCACCAGTCGCCCTGGTGCGCGGCGCGGATGTAGTAACCGGTCGCCGCACCGAAACGGTCCACCGTCACCCCGCCGCGCATCACGTCGTTGTCGAACTGCAGGTACGGGTTGCTCAGCCGATCGGGATCGATCAACTGAATGGCCGTCGCGTAGCGGGCCCGGCCGGGGCCGACCCGATCGGGAATCCATTGCACCTGGGCCAGCCCATCGCCGTCGATCAGCTTGTGCCGGAACGCCAGGCGCATCAGCTGGGTCACCGTATTGTGCCGCTGGGCATCGGCGTAGAAGCCGTCAGCCTCGGCCCAGGCGCGGTAATTGGCGGCCAGGGCCTGGCTGTATTCGTGCGCCCAGTCGCCGTCAAACGCCTTGATCCCGGTGCGCAGGGCCAACCCGCGATAGTCCGGCTTAAAGATCGGCCGGAACTGGCCTCCCACCGAATTATCGAGGATCCGGGTGATCGCACCGTTCGCCCAACCATCATTGTTAACCAGGTCACGCGCGCGCGCGGCGATCCGATCGCGGTGCAGGTTGCGCTCGCCATCGGGCGACCACAGCCAGGGGTTCCAGGCCTCGACGTGTTCACCGGTCGTGCCGGCCGCATCAAACGCGGTGCGTTCGCCACCGACCAGCATTTTTGCCTTGCGGGGTTCCTGACGCGACAGCGGCTGGCCGTTCGCGCCAAGAATGCGCACTTCGGCCGCCATCAGAACACCACCCGGATCGGCCGGCGGGCGCGCTGGATAATGCCCAGTTGCGACTGCAGCGAGCGGATCAGGTTCTGCACGTCGGCAATGCTGGCCTGGGTGTAGGTCACCGAGCGGCTGCCACTGCCCTGGGCATAGCTGACGCTGACCACCTTGGCCCCGCCTTGCAGATCGACATAGGCCTGCTGAGCCACGGCCAGATCGGCCTGCAGGGCCGCATTGGAACGGCCAGCCAGCAGACTGGTCGCCGGGTTGTAGGTTCGGCGCATGGTGTTACCTCAATGCTTCGTGACCAGTCACGCGAGCTTCCGGCGTTTTTTCGGCGCGGGCGGCTCAGGGGCTGGGGAGGGCGGAAGTGACGCTTGATCGATCGTGATACCGGCCTCGATCGCCTCGGCGGGCACCTCGCGGGCCACCGTGGGGCCGATGGTTTTGGCCAGGGCAATGGCCTCGGCATTAAGCCGGTAGCCGTGGTGCAACAAGCCTTGCAGCGCGGCATAGGCGTACACCCGGCAGTCCAGGGCCTCGTTGGCGCGCCCTGGGCGCACTTCCCACACCCGGAACTTGTGGCCGGCCTTGAACTTAAGCACCGAACGTTCGGCGGTCAGCTGCTCGAAGTAACCCACGTCGCGCGTCACCGGGAAGTGCATAAAACCGGCGCCCGGCGTTTCCTTGTGCAGACGCGCGGCAATGGTGTCCTTGGCCGAGTTGACGCCGATCATCACCGGGCGATAGCTGGCCTTGTTGCGGCTGTTGGGCTTTTTGGTCGGCCACACCGGATTACGTTGGCCACCCTGGGCTGATTCGCCCTTGATCGCCCATACGCGCCGGCCGAGACGGGCCTTACAGAACTTGTATACGTCCTGGGTGTGGTGACCACCGGAGTCGATACAGGTGGCCTTGGCCACAAATGGCCGGCCATCGGCGCGGTGCCACTTGCGCTGCAGGTAGGCATCGAGCGCCGCCTGGGTCTTCGGGTCGGAAAACTCGCCCTCGATCACGTGGTAATCCACGCTCCAGGACTCTTCATCGCGGCCCCAGGCCACCACCTCGATCTCCAGGCGGTAGTCCTGGACGTCCACCCCGTAGGTGATACAGGCGATTTCGTCGACCAGCTCGGCCGCCCACAGCTCGCGGCGATCGAGCAGGGTCTGCAGCCGCACCTCGCGGCCAGCGTGCTTGCGGTAGGGCAGGCCCATTTGGGTGTTCCACCAGACCTGCAGCATTTCCTCGTTGCCCTGGGCGGCGATCCACTTGCGGGCCATGTCGGCCGGCTTGTCGCGCGACCACGGGCTAAACAGCTTTCCGGCCTGAAAGCCGGCGTGCTCGTTGCTGACCGGGTGCGTGCCACAGGTCGGGCAGCGCGCCATGTAGACCGCGTGCCGATCACCCGCGCTCCAGGTCCAGATGCGCTCCAGGGCGCCCTCGGGGTTGCTGCGCCAGGCCTGCTGGTACTGCTCGCGCGGGTCAATGGTCTGCTCGCAACAGGTGAAGGTCCGGCACTGGTGCCAGCGGGTGGTCTTCAACGCCTTGAGGCGGTCACCCTCGCTCCAGCCGACGCCGCAGCCTTCGCAGTAGTACCGCGCGGTACGGGTCAGGTGCGTGTTGCCGGCCTTATCCCACTGCACCTGCTCAAAGGTCGGGAACTGGCGGTGCTGGCAATACGGGCAGCAGAACGACGCCTGACGCTGGTCGGAATCCATATAGCAATTCTCAATCCGGCTTTCTTCCTTGACCGTGGGCGAGCACACGCGGATCGAAAGCGAGTTGGCACCGAAGGTCGCCATGCGTTCTTCGGCAATCGGGATCGGCTCGCCCTCACGGGTCACCGGGTATTTATCAACCTCGTCGAACAGCACCACGCGAATCGGCCGGCGCGCCAGGTTGTCGGGACTGCCGGCGCCGACCAGGGCCAGAAAGCCACCGGGGAACGCCTTGTACAGCAGGGTTTCGTCCTTGTTACGGCTCTTGCCCTGGCTGCCCATGATCGCGCGCAGCACGGGCGTGATGCGGATCAGCGGGCTGATGCGCTCCTTGGAAAACTGCTCGGCGGCGTCTTCCTTGGGCTGCACCAGCAAGATCGGGCAGGGGTCCAGGTGCGCGAAGTAGCCCGTGACATTTTCGAGAAAGGCCGTTTTGAGCAGCTGGGTCGAGACCATGGCGGAAATGGTGCGCACGCCCAGCTCGGTCACGGCCAACATCAGGCCGCGCGCGACCTCGACAGTCGATGTATCCCAATCGCCGGAGGTGCTGCCCGCTTCGGGGGCCAGTTTGCGGAACTCGTCGGCCCAGGCCGGCAGGCTGATGCGCGGCGGCGGGGCCATGGCCCGTTGAATGGCGCGATACAGCCGATCAGTCTTGCTCGGCTTCGAAGTCGAGCACCGGCTCGCTGAGCTGGCTAATTTGTTTGTGGACGTATTCATTGAGCTGGGCGACCACCTTGTCACTGTCGATATCCAGCTCGGCGGCGATCAGTGGCCCGACCTTGGCCGGCCAGTTCAACCAGGCGTCGCGCTGTTGGCGGAAACTTTTGAACAGCACCCGCTCGACCAGGGCCAACTCAACCAGCTCGCCGGTTTTTTCTTGAAACTCCAGCTCGCGCAGCTTGGCGAGATAGTTTTCCTTGATCCGGCGCGCCTCGTTGATCGTGTGCGGGGCCCCGTCTTGTTCGAGGGCGAGCAGCGCATCAGCCTCGGGCGAACCGGGCTCGGGCGGGGGCTTGTTACGGGTACGTTTGGGCGCATCAGAGTTGTTACCCAACGCGGCGGAATTCTTGTTACCCGACTTGTTACCTGCCGCCGGCTTTTTGGCGTTTTTCCCGCGCTCCGAGGTAACAGATTTGGCCGGTGTCGGGCGGTACTTCTGCAGCAGTTTTTTCGAGGCGATTTCGTCGACCTGATCACCCTGCATCACCAGTAAATTCTTGGCTTTCCACGTCGTGACGGTCTTGCGCGACACGTCCATGATTTTGGCGAACGTGGACTGGCTGACGATGGCCATAAAAAACTGTTACCCAATTTTCAAAATTCATAGCTGGGACTGCAGCGCGGCGCGCAATGCCCACGCTGCAAAAGGACCCAGGAGGGACCCAAACAAGGGGGGGGTGGGTGCAGGCACTCCCTCCCCCCGCCAGACCATCCCCGGCGGGGCGGTCATATCAGCCCCAACGCGCTAAGGCGGGGACTCTCTCAGGGTTGTCGGCCCGCTGCCTACGGTCGGCGGGCTGTTGTCAGAGGCGACGCTACTTCATGGCATGCACTCCTATGCCGGGATGGGTCAGGAAAGGTTTTGATCAAAAACCACAGCGCCCATGCGAATAGCAGGACCAATGGAAACGTTTCGGCCTTGTAGCTTGTTCCTCAGCGCCTGCTCCGCTTCACGACATGCCTGCTTGCGCAATTCAGCCAGCGAGGTGGTCGCGTCCCAGGTGCCGACCGTAACCGTCACTTCCATCGTGACGTTGACACTCGCCGACACTCGCTCAGACGCCATCAGCGGCGACCTGACCGAGTCATAGAAAAGGTGCTTTTGAACGTCGGGCGCGGGGCGACGGGCGCGACCTTTGGCGCACTAGCCATAGCAGCAGGCGCGGCCGGCGATGCGGGGCGCGGTGTACTGGCCAGCGGTGCGGGCTCATGCGGGGGCGACGGCGCGTTATGAATCACCGTCGTGTGACTCGTCACGGACTGCACCGCCGGCGCGGCCGACTGGCGACCGGATGAACCGAGCATGTAACCCAGCGCACCACCGAGCAGCATGTCCTTGGTCGAGTCGGATGCCGGGGCCTGCGCCACCATCACCGGCGCAGCGGCTGCGACAGGCGCAGCAGCAACCACCGGCGCCGCACTGACCGCACGCGGCGCTTCAATCACGTCATCGGGCAGCGCGACCGAGCCGGACTCAAACGCCGCTGGATGCTCAAAGTGCTGCACCATGGCCACGCCTGACACCGCCGCAATCGTTGCGGGATCCGCACGCATCACCAGCAGCACCAGGAGGACCGCGCAACAGCCGACAAACCCACTGGAAAACGTCTTGCCGACCGGCGTTAGGTTGTTATCAATGGCCAACGAAAGAATGGTGATAACTGCGCATACGCACATCACGCCCGCCACAAACAATAATAAAGTGTGCATCGCGTTAACCTTTATAAGGTCTTATTTCAATGGCACCGATTAACTCGGCAATAAGGACAGCCAATCCCCTGAGCACCCACTCACAGATATTCAGGAACAGGCCAGCGGTGTTAACTACCAATGCAACAACAAACCAAACACCCGCAACTAACAGCGGCACGCCAATAACAAATATTGGCACCACTGCCATAAACAACAGCATCAGGACTAGAACAAACATTTACTTACCTCGCAGTGGCCAGCGCCTCGGCCATGGCCTTGGCGAACGCCGCATCAAACCGACGATCCACCAAACTTTTTGCCCGACTGCGATAGTTGAGCCGCTTATTCACCGGCAGGGCATCGCCGAAACGAATCAGCAACTTGAGGCGGCCCGTAGTATTAGCTCCACGCCTGACCTCGCCGCCTTGATGGGAGCGGCCTCGTTCACTGCCCTTCGGGCGGATATACGGGCGCTGCCACACCCCATTGACGGGGCCGGCCTTGGTCTGCACCGGACCAATAAAGATGTCCGGGCGCGCCTTGAGCCGCTCCAGCACCCCGCGCGGCAACTGGCCATTGGCGTTTAGCCTAATGTCCTTGGGGTTGAGAATGGCCTGACTGGAACCTGGCAGGACGTGATCGCCGCCCGTTTCATACGGGTCGAGGTAACGCGCGGCGATGGGCCGCACGAACACCAGCGCGGTCAAGTTGTCCTTACGCGCCCCGCGCATGCCCACGGCATTTTTGGTAAAGGCCTTGGGCTTCTTGAATGTATGCGCAATGTTGTCACTTTCATCGGCTTGCACTTCTTTTGCTAACTCGGTCAGCGCCTTAGTTGCAATAAAAGCAATTTGTTTGAATGCCATGTCTGAGAGGCTTTTACTGATTTCCTTGATATTGGATCGTATCGAAATATTAAGAGCATCGGACATGGGCTTTTTCCAACTGGTTAACCGGCGGGCTGACTGGCCACTTTCGCGCGCACCTGATTTTGCTTGGCCTGATAACAGGCAATGGCGGCGTTTTGATCAATGGCGTAGTTCACCAGGTCGGCAACGGTGTCGCCTTCCATCCCGGTCATAGCGCAAGGCGTGAGCATCGCGTCAGGGATGGACAGGCGGATGACTTGCGTTTGGATCAACGGTGACGGTTGATCGCGGGAACAGCTGCAAAGTAGCAGCAGGCAACTTACTAGCCAGCAAGTTTTTATCAGCGGGTGTTGCATGCACCACCACCTGGTCGAAGGTACTTCGCTCGGTATTGCGCTGCGCCTCGATCAACGTCAGCTGATCAGTCAGCGCGGCCAGTTGCTGTTGGTCGGCAGCGCGGTCAGCTTTCAGGGTCGCCAGGGCCAGGGCCTGCGATTGATTAGCCTCCTTTGCTGCCTTTAAATCAGTGTTCGCCGTGGCCGCCGCGCTCTCTGCTTCGTGCAACTGCCACTCGATGTAGGACACGCCGCCGAGCAGCACCAGGACGCACAGAACGAGCGCGAGGGCCGTTTTCATTGCTGCGCCGTCATCATGGCTTTGACGCGGGCGGCCGCTGCGTCGAACGCGGTGTCGAAGTCATGCCCCAGTTCCAGGGCGAACGACACCAGGTTTTTCAGCGAGGTCACGAACAGATCCGCACCCCCCACCAGCGTGCCCAGGTTTTCCAGCTCGGCGCGGCCTTCGTCCTCGTCGTCAGGATCCAGCGAAGCCAGAGTGGCCGCAGCGACCAGCACACCACCTGGCGCAGCGGCACCCGGTGCAGCAGCGGCATCAGCCGCGCCAGGCGCAGCCAGGGCACCCAGAGCAGCAGCACCGGCAGCGCCGGCAGCGTCGAGGACAGCGGACAAAGCGCCACTAAGGACCGCAGCGCTGCCCGGGGCGGCAGCAGCCAGTGCGCCATGATCAACAGTGAGAGCAGCAGGCGCAGCAGCGGAAACCACAGTGGCAGGTGCGGCGCCGGAATCGGCACCAGGGATAAGTTCCAAATTGATAGCTCCTTTGGGACGGAACAGGGCGCAGAAGAACGCCCAGAGGGTGGAAAGAGTCATAGGGTTTGCTCACATAGCCAGCGCTCGACATTGCGCCGCGTAACGATCCCCGGACAGTTGGAGCTGGCCAGGTGGCAGTCCAACTTCCCCACGTAGTGGTAAAGGGAAATGGCCGCGCAGGCCCCGGCCACATCGCCGGTATTGAGCTTGCGCAGCACCGAGGATTTGGCAAAGGTGCCGGCGCCGAGGTTGACCACAAAGTCGGTCAGCGCCGCCTCCCGCGAAGTGGGTAGCGGCACCGCGACCAACTGCCGGACAACCCGCTGGGCCGCCACGGTGTCGTCGTGCTCGATGGCGTCACACTCGGCCTGGGTGGCGACCTGGCCCCGGCGGACGTTGCCGGTATGGCCGTTACAGATCGTCCACACCCCTCCGACGTCCTGGTAGGCGGTAAAACTCACACCTTCAAAGAAGTGGACCAGGGCCAGCGCGATGGCCAGCGCCGAGCTGCTCAGGGTCAGGACCAAGCCCCTGGGCAGCTTCAACCCTTCCACCACTGCGAGCGCGTCCACGGCTTCGACACCAGCCAGGGCAGCCACTGCTTGCGGATATGGTTGAGGATGATCAGCGCCGTATAAACGATGGCCAGCAGGGACGCCCAGGAACTCAGCGGCAGCCCAAAAAATAGCGTTTGCGCCGCGACATAAACAGGCGGGGCGGCTTGTGTCGCGCCCTTCGCAAGTTCAAGGGCTCTCGACATGCTAAAAACTCCAGACGAAAAAAAGCCCGGCTTGGGGAAGCCGGGCTAAAACAGGTTTGTTTTCCGGTTGGGGGCCGGTTTAAAACTGGTCGGCCAAGACGGCCATGGAGGGAAAAACAGTCCGCGTGTTCAGTGGATTCACCACGCTAGACAAAATCCTACAGGATGCGGCCAATCAATGTCAACAAACAGAATATTTTATATTCCTATTGTTTCGTGACGAGTCACAACAGCAAGGATCGCGGGCCACGGACAAACCAACAAGTGGCATAGCCCTGGTGATCGCCCTGGCAGCCCAGTGGCAACGGCTTGTGGCATTGCTCGCAGGTCATCCCTTGCAGGTCGGCCAGCTGCTCTAACAGGCGGGCATAGTCCTTGCGGACCAGCGTCGCCAGGTACTCGTTTAGCTCATACGGGGCATGCAGGCCGCCGCGCACCAGACAGGCAAAGCGCGCCATGTCCTGCTCAGTCGTGGACAATTTTATTTCATGGCGATGAATACCCATGGCCGCCTCACGCTCGCGCTGTTCCCGCTTACGCTGGGCGGCGGGGCTCAGCTCATCACCGGCGCCAGTCATGGCGCCACTACCTGCGCCGCCCGATCCTGGCGTTCCAACTCATCACGGCACAAGGCCGCCGCCTTGACCAGATAGCCACGCGCCGTGTCCACCGGCCAGTGCACCGGATCCCACGGAAAACACCGGGGCGCGCTGGCAGGGTTGCGACCCCGCGCGGCGACCAGATAGGCGGCCGCTTCCAGAATCATCTCGCCCAAGGTGTAGGCATCATCACGACCCGGCTTATACCCGCACTGCTCATGCTCCAGCTCTCGGGTCAGCCGCGCCGCCTGAATCTCCAGCGCGGCTTTGGACTCCATCACCGGGACCAAGACCGGAAAGGCCGCCGGTGCAGCCTGCAAACGCTTCACCGTAGCCAGCAACGCCGTGCGGTATTGGCCCAGCGACTGAAAGCTGCTCGCGTTGGCGTCATCGTCAATCAGGAGAGCCAGCGCTTGGAGTTTGCTGTGATCGCCCATCAATTCAGCCTCACCGTCGAACCCTTGAGCCAACCCCGGCAGACGGCGCCATGCACGGCCAAGCCGGTCGGGCCCTTGGCGTTAAAGCCAGTCGTAAACTCGTCACTGTCGGCGCAGGAAAAGAACTCGTAACCAGTGATTTGCACCTGGCTATAACCCGATTCGGACAGCACTCGTTTCGCACCTTCGGAGTCGCTGCAGGCGGCCAACAAGGCCGCAGCGGTCAGCAGGATCAGGGTCTTGGCGGTGGCTCGTTTCATCACATCCCCCAGGGAAGTGGCGACCAACAGGAAGCGGGTCACCCTTGATATTCATTTAGTGTAGACACAACACATTATGAATAACAACTTCCTCCTAAGCTATGGAAGCGGAAAAAGGCCTCGGCGCCTTGCCATCCGTGGCTTAGCGGCCTGTGAACTTTTCGCGGCGTCTCCCAACTGTCTACCCGTGCAGGGCGGTAAAACCGCGCTCATCCAGCCATGCATGCCAACGCTCGACGGCATCGCGCTTGCGGTCCTCGGCATGGGTGTGGATATAGGCCTGGTTAACCCCCTTAACCTTGTGGTTGAGCATCAGGTCGATAATCAAGGTATCCACACCCAGATCCAGCCAGGTCGAGGCGGCCACCTTGCGCAGGTCGTGGCTGGTCCACTCGCCACCGCCCAGGCGCGCGAACAGCTCGGACGCCTGGCGCTCGGTGATGGGCTTTTTCGTTCGCTTGCCGGGGAACAGATAGGCGCCGCTATACCCTCGGTCGCGCTGCCATTGGCGGTAACGCTTGAGAAAGGCGCGCAGCTGGTCGGTCAACGGCAGGTTATGCGAGACGCGGGTTTTCGCAGTGACCTGAGGGATATGCCAGGTCTGAGCGTCGAAGTGCTCCCACTTGGCCTGCCGGGTTTCGCCGAGGCGCGTGCCATGGGCCAGCATCAGCACCGCCAGGGCGACTTGTGACGGATCACGCGCCCAGACCTCGGCAAAGGTCTGGATCAGGCCCGTCAGCAGTGTGGCGCGCAAGCGCGAATCCTTGGCCTTGATGCTGGTCGGGATGAAATCGGAAAACATCAGGCCGGCCATTGGGTCGACCTCGATCATGCCGGCGCGCTTGGCGCGTTTGGTGATCACTTTCAAGGCCTGCCAGACCAGGCGCACATGCGGCAGCGAGTAACGCGATTGCAGCGGCCATAGCAACTGACTGTCGAGGTTACCCCGGGTCAGCTCGATCAAGTCCAAGCCGCCGAGCAGCGGCCGTAAGTGGCATTTGATCGCCGAGCGCACGGTGTCTTTGCGTTTGTCGGAGAGGTTGCGATCCTGGGTCAGTCGGCCCTCGTACCAGACCAGCACGTCATTCAGCACCTGATACGCCCCCACGGTCGCACTGGCCGTTTTCGGGTCGCTGTACAGCCGAGCCATGATCCCGGACAGCGCGCCTTTTAGGGTTTTGGTGGTCAGCGCCGGGAAGGTTCCAGCCTTACGCCAGACCTTTTTCCCGCCCATGCTTTGCACCACATGCCAGGACCCACCCAGGCGCTTGGTGTCATAGCGAAAGCGATACGGCAAGCGGCTGTCGTTCAGCTCACGAATAGCCGGATCACCGGCATGGCGGCGGATCGCCGCGTCGGAAATTTCAAGGGTTAGGGTTTGACTCATGGGGCGGACTCTCACGGAAGGCGGCCACCAGGCAAACACCAGGCAGCCGAAAGCCGCCCAGCAGAACGCCGGGCAGCGATGGATAAGGGACTAACGGGGCATTGCTTTACAGCGGCGCGCAGCGGTCAGACAGACGTGAGCCGCTGCAGGTCGGGGCGTTCACGGATCAACCGGGGATAAGCGCCGCGCGACACAGGCACCCGGCTCAACACCCCGGTCAGCTCGATGTGATAGACGCGGTCGTATTGATATACCAGGTGGCGGATAAGGGCGCGGGCGACCAAATGGGCGCTATGCACCCGGACGAACTGCGCGGAAAACTCAGCCTCCAGGGTGCGCAGGCTGTCGCGCAACGTGAACAACCCCGCCGCCGTATGCGCCACCACATATTTACGGCAGGCCTCAAAACGCAGCACATCAGCGACCAGCACGGTGCGGCTCGGCCGACCCTGGTTTTTCTCGATCAGCTCCCGCCGGGGTGCCGTCACAGCCGCGGCGCCGCCGCGAGCTGAGCGACCGAGGCCAGCGGGTCAATCGCCGACACCTGGAAACCATCCAGCAGCACGTCCAGCGCATCCGCAAATAACGGCCAGTTAGCTTGGTCGATGGCGGGCGGCACTTCGCCCAAGCGGCCAGCAATGCCCTTGTTTATGACCCGGATCATGCTCGGCGCGTGAACCATGTCCGACAGGTAGGGGCGCCCGGCCTGGGTGGTGGCGCGATCCGGCGCCAAGCCGACCAGCCACAAGGCTTTAGCCAGCTGGGTTTTCGGCCGGACAAAAAACGCCACGGCATTGCCCGCACCGGTAAACCAGCCGCCCGCCAATTCATAGCCCGGCCCCCAGGCTGGATTTTTGAAGCGTTCGCCGCTGATCGCCGCCCAGGACGCTAGCACGCTATCGGCATCGCCGCCCGAGAAGCCGTCGTATTGACCGGGGGAGACGCACGGCTGCAGGTCAAAACCCAGGGCGGAGGCAAAGCGACTGACCCGGCCGATACCCGCATCACAAGGGTCGTCGGTCAGCCATTTAAACAGCGGATGAAAGCGCATTATTTCCCCTTCTCAACAGAAAGCGCCGTTGTCAGCGCGTCTTGCACAATGAGTTTGGCCTCGGCCAGGCGGCGGCGGTAAGTGCGATAGCTCAGGCCCATGACCAAGGCGTGCTTGGCCTGGTTCATGTTGCGCGGGTCATAGCTCCGAATGCCCCGGCGCTCGGCGACGCCATAACAGCCGGCGCCGAACTCCAGGCGCAGCACATCGGCGCGCAACAGGTCGTTAGTCGCCATCTTGAGCACCGCCGCTTCGATAATCGATTCGATCAGGTCGGCCGAATCGTCGGGGGCCCCGCCAAAGACCAGGTGGCCTTTGCTGTCCATCCAACGCGCCAGGATCGACTTGCCCGTCGACCCCAGGCCGCCGGAAACCGCCCAGCGGGCCCAGGCATCTAAACGGCGTTCCAACAGCCCCGGCTTAGCACTCATCGCGCACCCCCGGCCTCGGGCGACAGCTGGTAGCCCTTGCGCGGGTCTTTTTTGCAGGCCGGGTACTTGAGGTCATTGCGGCACAGGTACTGGCCGAGGATGCGCTCGGAACGGGCGCAGCCACCGCACCCCAGGCGGTGCAGCTCGTCGCTCTCGGCGATCAGGGCCGGGTCACGGTACGCATGTTGCGGCAGGGCCATCAGCGCGCCCGCCCCTGGGCCAGCAGCACCTCGGAATAGGCCTCGATGGCGTCCAGGTAGTGCCGGCAGCCGCCGGCGAAGGCCGTCACCGGCAGATCGCCCGGCTGAATCGAAATCACGTCGGACGGCTCGCCCATGACGTGCCACAGACTGCCACCACGGGCGCGGATCGCCTGGGCTTCCTCGGCGCTGAGGACATGGCTGATCAGCAGGCCGCTGGTATTGACCTTCGAGGTCAGGCCATGCAACACGACGTCGAGTTTTTCGCCGCGAGCGACGCCGCTCAGGCCCTCCGTCGGGTACAGCGCATAACAGCCAAGGCTGGCCCCGGCAGCGCGGGTCAAGACGCGGGAGATTTCTTCGCGGGACTCAGGCGAGCCACCAAACAGACCGATAAGAATCATTGCAATACCTATACAGGGTTGCCCAGGACGGGCAAAAGACGCGCCGGTCAGGCGCGGGTGCGGGCTTGAGCCAGGCGCGCGGCCCGGGTCAGTTTCAATTGTTCGTGCAGGCCGACCGGCGACAGGTCGCGGGCGAGCCCCGCCTGCTCGGCGGCGCGGATCATTTCGGCCTGGGAAACGTTGGTGGCACACCAGCGGCGGAACAGCTCCTGCGACGCGGGGTCATTCACCAGCCAGGCCGGCGCGGCCAGCTCACTCATCACCCAGGCCGACCACTGCCGCGCCTCGGTGTAGATCACCGTCGCCGGATCGGGCGGGGCCAGCAGAAACGCCAGGGCCGGGCCAATGCTCAGCATCAGCGGCGCCGCCACTTCCTCGCCCTGACTGGCGTGGAACGCGAAGGTTTTGGCCAGCAGCGCGAGAAACTCGTCGAAGTCATCACCGCTACAGCTCAAGGTCGCCAGCCAGTCACTGCGCCGCATGGCCGCCTGGCCGTTATCCGTGCATTCCTCCAACACCAAGAGCAATCGGGCATAGCCCGTTAAACCCAGCTTCGCCCGGATCGCCACAACGGCCGGGGTTTGGGTCAGTGCAGAGCTATGCTGAAAGTCGGCCATATATATTCAATAAGAACTTTTTATATTCTGATTGTGTAATTATTCGCCTAATTTTTACTTAACAGCAACCCTTTCTGGGGTCTTATCTACAAATTGTGTAGTATTTAACGATATATTGACATTTCCCGATGATGGCAAAACAGCCTTATAAGGACACGTATGCCGCTACCACCCATAGATCTCGCCATTGCTAGACGGATGAAAAAACGCCGGAAAGACCTCGGCTTGACACAACCGGAAGTCGTCCGCCGCATGTCGGGCGACTTGACGACGGCCACCTATAGCAACTGGGAAAACGGCCTGCGCAAGGTCAGTACCAAGTTTTTGATGCAGGTCGCCGACGCCCTGGAAGTGTCCATGGATTATCTACTGGGCCTCGACGGCGCCGCCGAGCCAGAAGATCGCATGGCTCAGCTATTGTCGCTCCAGGGCGACACCCCGGAGGGCGAAAAGCTGCGCCTCCTGAGTGATCGCAGCCTCTGTTTTAGCCATCGAATTCTTAAGGAATTCAACCTAAAAGAAGAGCACTGCATGCTGGTAGTCGCCACCGATGCCAGTATGTCGCCACTAATCCAAGAAAATGATAGGGTGCTCATCGATTTGACCCGCCAGGTCCCAGAGGAAAACGATGTCTTCGCGCTGCTGGTGAAAAATCGCATCTGGTTTCGCCGGATCCGCCCGGAACTTGACGGCAGCTTTACGGTGATCGCCGAGGACAGCCGCGCGACGCCGGAAACCCACATTGAAGCGCACAACCTGCACACCCTGAATATTCTGGGGCGCGCGGCGTGGATCGGACGGTTTCGCTAATAGATCAAATGCCCCAGGACGGGGCTTTTTTTTGACAGGCCAGTACACATTACGAATATCAAATCAACAGATTGACAACTTACTTTCGGACCTTACTCGCTATGCCACCTAAAGACATTCTGCCCACCACACCACCCGCCCACGTCGAGCACTTCGACGAAGCCCAACAGGCGATCATCCTCCAGCGCTTATTTACCGAGCATCACTGGTGCGATATTGCCCTGGGCATGATCCGCACCTGCATTGATAACGGTGACGCTCCCCTTAAGCGCCTGGAACAGCTAGAGCTGCTGCTGCTCAGTGCTACCGAAAGCCAGGAAGCGACCCACGCGCTCATTGTGGAACTGAGCCCGGCCCCTGTACCTTGGCCCTTTGCCATCGCGGCAGGGAAGCACCCACTGGCTATTGAATAAGGGATTCACGCATGACCATTACCCTGGACCAGAACAGCGGGACCATGATCGGTAACGACGTCGTGGGCATACCCGGACAAAACATGACCGAAGCGGAACTGCGCGCCCTGGTGGGCATGGCCGACGGTGAAACGCCGAGCGCCACCAGCGAAGCCCTGAGCATCAAACCCAGCTTTCTCCCGCTGGTCGAGTCCAATATCCGGCGTAAACTCGGGGCCATCACTAAGCCGCACATGATCACTCGCGGGTTTGTCCTCGGCATCCTCCGGCCCCGCGCCCTGACCACCTTCGGCGTCGGCGCGCTGCTGCTCACCGGCTTTCTGTATTACCAACACCAACACCACCACCTGCCGGACGTGAACAGCCCCGCCATGCAATACGACATCATGGCGGGCGGCTCGCACGGCCCCGTGGTGAACGACCCGCGTTACCTGGAACTGCTCCAGCAAAAGCGCCACTGAGCCCCGACTACGGCCGGGGAACCCCGGCCGCCTCACACCATCCCATCGCGTGACCGGTCACACTACCAAGCTGACACCATTTTCAACCGCCCTTGCTGCCTGCTCCGTGACCGGTCACAACAGCCTGATTCGGCGACGGTGTGCGCCCGTGCCCAGCAAGCGCCCCGTTATACCGACTCGCCGGGCCAGGGTCCAGCCGATTCGCCCGCTATTAGGCAAAAGTCGATACATAAAAAAGCGCATTGTTTTAATATTAATAAAATATCAAAACAATGCGCTTTAAGTATTTAATTGACTTTAATTAAACTGAAAACTCAGGGCCTACGCCCTCGCTGTCAGCCCTTTGGGCTGGCCAGCATGACACCATTAGCCAGCATGTTGTTGATCGCCATATTGATCAGGCCGGCACGCCCCATGCTCAACTCATCGGCCAAGTCGTCGACGCGCTTCAATTGCGCCGGATCAATGGTCAGGCTGATTTGCACCTTGTTGCCCTTCTTGACGCCCGGGCCCTTGGCGGTAGCATCGGGCGCAGCCTGAATAAAGGTGTCGATATCCTTCGCCGGCGGTGTGATTTTCGGCTTCTTGGAAATGGTCATGGTCATTTGTTCCAATATTAAAAACAGATTAATTGTATATCAAAATACAGCAGCAATAAGCGCCTTTAACTCGGCTATCGCCTTGGGGTCTTTATCCTTCACCTCGGCCACTGACATGCCAGCGCCGGCCGCATTAGAGTACGCCTTGCGCAGCACCAGCTTCCTGGACAAGTATTCAATCTGCGGGTAATCCGCTAAGGCCTCGGACGCTGCCCGATTGTCCGCAGACATCACACCAGACTCCGCCTTGTTTAAGAAGGCGTAAACGCGCAGGCCGTCCCGCACGCTGCGCACCTCATCTACCAGCGCGGCGATGTCTTCCAAGGCCCACACCTCAAAGCTGCGAGGCTCAAACGGGATCAGCAGCACGTCAGCCAGCGACATCGCCGCCCGTAGTGCCGTCGAGTCCCGGCCACCCGCATCGATAATGATGTCGTCGTACAGATCCATTTGCGTCAGCACTTGGGAGCGCAACACCGGCCCGTCCGCGTAAGTCGCACAGGCAATCGCCGGCAGCAGACCCGCGCCGTCACGGATGGCGATCGCCTTTTGTGCGGTAGCTTGACGATCGCCATCGACCACCAGCACCCGCCGCCCCGCGCGAGCGCGTTCAGCGGAAATATTAACCACCGTCGTGGTCTTGCCTACGCCGCCCTTGGTATTCCCTACGACTACAACTGCCATGTTACGCCCTCGCATATTTTTTTAATATTAAAACCGTATGCGTATCGTAGCCATATCACAGCGTAAGTCAATTAATTAACGATGCAATCGATGACCCTATTAAACAACCAAAACAAAAAAGCCCCGACCGGATCGAGGCTTTTGGGTGGCCGTGTAACCGGTCACGCGCTACAGCTCCACGGTAAATTCCAGCAGCCCGGCGGCGGTGGCGAAACGCTCCAGGGTGTCGAGACTGGCCCAGGTCCGAATCGGCTCGCGCTGCGAGCGCAACGGAATCCAGCGCGCCTGCGAACCGCCCAGGCGCACCTCCAGGGTCCAGCGCCCTGGGCGCAGTTTATGCCGCGCCACTTTACACTCGCGCACCGCGTGCTGGCTCAGCAGCAGGCGCAAACTGTCTTCGTCGATGGCTTTGCCAATCATGCCTACACTCGGTCCAGATCCATGAAACTCCCGCGCAGGGTGCCACAGCCGCGCGCCGGGACCAACTGCCGATCCACGCGCCCGCCAGCCCTGGGCCAGCACCTCGCCGACAGCATAGACCGACAGCAGCACCCGTCCGCCGATCAGCAGCGGCGGCAGCAGGTCCGCCATCATGGCCGCCATCATGGCCGCCCCCGCTCGACGTGGTGCCCGCGCTTTTGCGTGCCATCGGTAAAAATCACCCGGTGATCGCCGTGACGGCTCACGCGGACAATCTCGCGCGCCTCGACCACCAGGGTAAAACCCTGCGCCTGCAGTTGGGTCAGCGTCCGCCGCTGCGCCGGGCTCATTGAAATTCGTCCTCTTGCAACACCCGGGGATCGGCACGGCGCGCCAGGCGCGCGCACTCGCGGGCGAACTCGGCCGGGGTGTAAGTGCTCAAAATGGCGATCAGGCTCTTGAGCCGCGTTTTAAAGTGCCCGGCCGCCAGACCGTGGGCATTGGCCCCGGGCGGGGCGACGCCGTCGGCACTCAGGCCCAGGCGCACCTGAGCGGCGGCCACCGCCCGACGCCCGTGCAGGGCAAAACCTTCGGCGGCCACCGGGTGATAACCGGCCTCGATCATGGCTGCGACGAACCATTTGACGTACTGCCCGGCTTCCTCCAGGTCCTCGGCCGTGGCCACCTTCGCCACCCGCCCAATCAGGGCCATGGCCCGGGTTTCCAGCCCCTGGGCGTACTCCAGGGTCAGCGGTTGGGTTTTCTTCGCCGTCATGCCGACACCGCCGGCAGCGCGCGCAGCAGCTTGACCAGATCCCGCCACGGGGAGTCGGACACCTCACCCACTGCCGCGCAGGCGCCGGCATGGATAAACGCCCGGTCGCCCTTGCTGGCCAACTGGCCGGAGGAACAGACCCGACAGCGCAGAATGTCGCCATCCAAGGCCCAGGCCCGGCCGTGCAGCTCCAGCGCGGCGTCCATGCGCCGCAACGTGGCTTGCTCCTCGCTCGTCAGCCACGCACTCATAGCTCGCCCTCCTGCTCGTCGTCGCGCCGCCATCCCGCTTCCTGCTCGGCTTCCTCGGGGCTGATATCGGCGCGCAACTGCGCTAGGCGCTCGGCGCGCAGGTCGGCGTCGTGCGCCGGGTCGTCATAGTCCGCATAGGCCATGGGCAAAGCTCCTTTTCGATAGGGGTGGTGACGCGTCACGCGGGGTCAGTCGCGGTCGAAGGCGTCCAGGTCGGTGGTGATGCGCTGCCAGCGCAACAGCGTGTAGCGGCCCAGGTTCAAGCGGGTGTCGGTGGTGCGCTGGTGGCCACCGCCGTGACTGCGTTCCTCCACCCACAAGTTGACCAGCGGCCGACCCAGGCCGCCGCGAAACAGCCATTGCAGGAAGGTCCGGCGCGGCGCCGGGGTCATGCCGCCACCTCGGGCAGGTAGCGCGCCACCAGCGGCAGACACAGGCGCACCGTGCCCAGGCGATGCAGATTCGTCGGCGCCTCGGCGGCCCGATCCAGAAAATGCAGCCAGGCGGCCAACAGCCGATCCTCCGGCGCATGCTCGGCTTCCAGCGCGACTTGGAAGGCGGCGACCTGCGCGGCCGAGCGCTGAAACACCTGGGTGCGTTCGCAGGCCGCGCCCAGGGCGCGCAGGCGCTCGGCCTGGGCCAGCAGCGCGGGCACCATGGCCGCGTCGTCCTCGATCTCGCCTAGTGCTTCAAACAGCTCGATCACCCGCGCATCAATGTCCACGGCGGCGCTCATGCCGACGCCCCAGCGCTTGGCGCGCGGACGATATCACCCGACAGCGTGCTGACCGCGCCGCCGATGGCCTGGCAATGCACATCCCCGGACAGCGTGCCCACGGCGCCCGTCACATCGCCTTGCAGCGCGGCCCAGGCGTGCGGATTGACGCGATACACCCGGCGCCAGGGACCGCCCATAAACAGGCGCGAGACTCTGAGTGCTTCCATCAGTCGCGCCGCACGGATTGGCCCGACCTTGAAGCGGCGCATCACGGCGCCCGGGCCGACGCAGCGGTGGGCCGCGACAAACCGCGCGGCGGCCGCGCGCAACGGGTCATCCCACCCAGCGGGCGGGGCATAAAACGACGGGTGATAGGGGGTCGGCATCGGCGGGCGTCTCCGTTTCGAGCATGGCGCGGGCTGCGCCTAAAATCAGTTAGGCCTAAAATGATATATCACTTTTATATTAAATGATGGGCGCGGACGCAAAAAAAGCCCCGCGACTTGCTGCCAAGTGCGGGGGCCTCTTTTACATAAACGGCGTTACTCGTAACGGAGGCTATCCTTCGGCGCCCTCTTCGGCCGCTACCGCCTGGCTCGCCTGCCACACCTCGTGTTGCAGCCGGTCGTGGGCTGTGTGGCTGATCAGTTCGTGATGTTTCAACGCCGCCAAAAAGCCGGTGACGTGCATGGCGCGGCCGTAATGATTGTCCACGTCGCCGGGCTCTTCACGCATGCCGGCGGCCATTGAGGCGATCAGGTCGCAGGCATTTTCGATTACCTCGGGGCTGTCTTGCTCAATCTGGATCAGGGGCATGGCGGGGTTTCCTTTCAAGTCGGTTCGTAAGGGGTAATGACATCAACGCCCGGATGGCCCGCGCCCAGCTCGCCGGGCGCCCAGGCGATCAACTCGCCTTCTAGGCCGCGATCACTGATCCAACCGCTCAGCAGCAGATCGGCGTCTTGGTCCATGTTTTCCGGCGGCGGTGGACCGGGCCAGTTCGCCGCCTCCAGCCGGCGCCGCGCCTGCTCCCAGCTTTCACCCGGGCGCGCACCGGCCTGCACCTGGGCATCGGTCAGTGCGGGCAGCTTGCCCGATTCAAGCGTCGGCATGGCGGGGGTTCCTTTCTTGTGTGCGAATTGTTTACAGGTCGTTACGCGTCACGCGCTTGCCTTCGCCTCGGGCAGCACCTGGACCCAATCGGCCGGGCCTTGATCGGCCTTAACAAACCGGGGCCGCTCGGCGGGCACCGCGTCACACTCCACCATGATGCGGTGAAGGTGATGCAGCTCATCGAGCACGGCGCGAGCACCGGGCGATTGATCCAGGCGGGCGACCTGAAAGCGCACGCCCCTGAAAGAGTGGTCGGTAAATTCGGCGGGCATGGCAGGGGTTCCTTTCTAGTCGTTATGGTCCGAAGCCCAGGATACAACCGGGTACTCGACACGGTTCAGGGCCATGTCGATGCTCGCGACCAGATCGGCCGGGACGCTATCCAGCCCGGCCGCATGACACCCAACGGCCAACAGCTGGCAAGCATTCAAGCCACTGCGCAGCGACGCCCGGCCGACCGCGTTCCTGACCGCGTCGCGGTCGTAGCCGGGCGGCTCTTGTGGCAGGTGGCTCGTATCAATTTCAACGTAGTGCAGCGGAGTGACCAGGGACATGGCGGGGGTTCCTTTCAGTCGAATTTAACAATCAGTCGATCACCGTCGCCCGGCGCGCGAACCAGGTCGACGGTCACGGGCGGAAAGCACACACAATAGATCGCCTCGACCAGGTCGGCGCGCAGCCCGGGACCGTTTTCAGCGGTCAATGCCTGACCGAGAAACGGCCGCATCGACACCTTGATCGCGGCCTCAATCTTGGCCTGCAGGGCCAGCACTGGCGCGATATCCATGTCCAGCGGCTCTAGTTGCTCAGTCATGGCGGGGGTTCCTTTCAGTTCGGGGTGTGGGGTCGGGGTTTACGGCGCAGCTTCCAGGCCGCGACCTTGACCGGGAAAAACCAGCGGGCCGCCATCCGGGGAGCGAGGACGGCGTGCAACTTTTCATCGGCCATGGCCCGGTCAGCCTCGGCGTTGAAGGCCCGCCACGGGTCGGCCGGATCGCCCAGCACCAGGGGCGATCCGTCGGTATGAAACACCCGGCCATAGCAGCCCGAGCAATAACGCCCGAGGTCGGCCGGGGCCGCCGTGCAAAACAGGCAGGTCGCCATGGTGCGGGCTCCTTTCAGGTCGGGTCGTCGCACACAAAGCGCTGGTAAAAGTCCGGGTCGGCCGGCAGCGCTGGCCCCGCCGGCAACGGCCCGACCTCAACCCCGGCGCCTTGGGCGCGCATGGTGGCCACCACCCGCGCCAGTTCGGCGTCACTCAGGGTCAGCAGCGCCGCCATGTAAAAGTGCATGTGCAAGCCCAGCTCGCGCGGCTTGACGCCGCCGGTGTACTTGCGCCATTGCGCGCCCTGGGCCAACCCGGTCAGGTCGGCCATTTGCGGACTGGTAAAGCCCAGCTCGGTTTTAAGGTGCGCCAGCGCGTCCGCCGAAGGCGGCGTGTAGTGTTGAATTCTTTTCATCGGGCAGCCGCCAGCCCCGGCGAGCGCACGGGGCCACAGAAGGGAGTTAGAGTTTCAGCAGCAGCACGGTCAGGCCGAAGGTCGCCAGGGCCACCACGGCGCCCAGGGCAAACGGCACCAGGGCCGGCCGCGCCGCGACGCGGGGTGCCTGGCGCATTTCTTCGTTAAAAGCCAGCACGTCGCGGTGCAGCTGCTGAAGGTCCGGGGTGTGCGGTTGGGCGTTAGCCATGCGGGGTCATCCTTTCAGGGGCGGGCCGCGCCTGCTGCGCTGCCCTTGGGCACTACGGTGAACCGTTGGGCGGGCCAGTTCAAGCGCCGCCGATAGATGGCCCCGCTAGTGCGGGGCCGGTGTCTCACCCGAAAAACTTGATCATCAGGGTGACCATGGCGACGATGGCGGTGACTAGACCCGCCCCCGCCGCGAAGGGATACCACTCGGATTCCCGGCGAAACTTGATCGCTTCGGCATTCAACTTACGGCTTTCGGCCATGAACTTTTGAATTTCGACTTGCAGTTTTTCCAGTTCCAACTGTTCACGTTGTGGCGACATGCTGTTACATCCTTTCGGGCTTCGGGTCGCGCCGGCTGCGCTTCCCATGGGTTAGATTATGTACCTTTAAGGTACAGCACACAACCCTCAGCATGATTTATTTTTACCCGTGACGCATCACGGCTACTCGCCGGACTGCCGCCGGTAATCGGTCGACAGCCCGGCGTTCTGCAAGCGCACCACGTACACCTTAACCGCCCCCAGCGCGCCGTTGCGCTCACCCTCCAGCAAGCTGTTCTCTTGCTCCAGACTCGCGATCCGCCGCCGCAGCTCGGCCACTTCCGACGCTGGGCCTGGTACGGGCGCGACAACCCCGCCGCCGACTTCGGCGGCAATCTCCTGCAGGGCGCTTTTCAGGCGCTGATTTTCCACCCGCGCGGCGTCCAACTGGTCGCGCAAAAACGCGGATGGCCGACGGGTGCTGCGCTCTGGCTCGGCCAGGTAACGGCCGTTATCCCCCTCGGGCCACAGCTTGCGCAGCAGCGCGTCAAACCCGGGTTTTTTGCTGGCTTCCCAGTCTTTGGGCCGGTGGTGCAGATCCTCATGGGCCAACAGACCCAGGCTCAACACGCAACGCTCGGTGTGGGTCAGGGTAATGGCCTGCACACCCTCGGTCGCCTGGGCCGCTTTCTGCTCGCGTACCTGCTCCACCAGCCGGCGCTCGTCTTCATTCAGCAGCACCGTGCGCAGACCCTCGCGCGCTTTCAGCTCGCGAACCTTGTCGCGGCGACGCTTCTGCCGCTCGGCGGGACTCAAGCCCCGCTTGGTCGCGTCGACCAGGTCAAGGGTCTGATGATCTAGGGGGTCTTTCATCACGCCAGGCTCCGACTCAAAAGGCTTAATCCATGCGAAACATCATGCTCGCACCACAAAGCAAAATCAACCTTTTTTAATATTAAAACAGTATCAATTGAGTATTTATCTGCTATTCAATTAATACCTTTACCGGTTGTTACGCCTTACGCCATAAAAGCCAGGACCGGGATAATCTCCTGGGGCGCCCGCCCGGTCAGCACCAGGAAGCGCCGCCACACGCCATACGGCGCGGTCTTGCTGCCATCCTTAAACGCCCGCACCCGCCGATCAGCCGACAGCCCCAGCAGTTCGGCCAACTTGGCGTCGGTGCCGTACTCGGGAAAGTGCGCCTGAAAATTCCGGAAATAGGCGCCAACAATGTCGCGGTGCGGCGGCGCCCAGCCCTCGCGCTCGCGCAACAAATGCGTGCGTGGGTAGCGGCTTTCGTCGACCTCCGTTGGCCCCGGCAAACGCGGCGCCTTGAGGTTGGCTTTCAGTTGGGCGATCCCTTCGCGGGTGGCCTGCTCGAAAATCAGTTCCAGTTGTTCCGCCAGTGGCGGCAAATCAATGTGCATACCTGTACCCCTTGTGTGTTCGGTTGAGAGTCCGGGGCCTTGCGGCCCCCTTCTCACCGTGGCGACAGCTCGATACGTCGAACGTCTGAAACACGGATATTGACCAGGCTCAGCGTCCCGGTTGCCACCTTCTGCCAGTTGCCGCCCTGGTGCAGTGCAACCAGGGCATAAAACAGGTAGTCGGGTAACAGCCGGTCAGTGCGTTCTACCCGCACCCCGATATGCTCGGGGTTAAACACCCGGGTAGGCTCGCCGCACTGCGCCGCTGAGCCCCGCCGCACGATCCAGAAATGTGCCTCGGGAAAGTGTGTGCGGATGGTCGCCACCTCAGAAAGTTTCAAATCTCGTTCTCCGCCGGCGGCATGACTAGCCCCCTCAGAGTCGAGTGGCTTTCTGCATGCCACCAACGGAACGAACTATAGGCCCAAAGATCCTACCAGTACAGCTTTATTTAGGATCAATGATCCTATCAACAAGGACGGACCCAGCGCCGAGCACCACCCAGGTGCGCAGAATGTCGCCCAGGCCACGCCATTGACCAGGCGCCCCGCCGCTATGGCGTTAACCGGGTAATCGCTCAGGCAGGCGAAGACGCGGCCAGGGCCGAACAAAGCGCGCCAGAACACCCCCGCCACTGATCACTGGCGCGCTTGCGCGCCGACCAGGCCAACGGCCGGTGCCTGTTCACCCAAAGGCCGGCACGCCGATGGGGTGGCGTGCGCAGACCGCGCCCGGCGTGCAGGGGGAGTAAGGCACCTGACTGACGAAACGGCGGCGGCCGCCCCGGCGAGCGGTGCGGGCCCCGCCGTGCCGTAGGCACGAATTGCGGGTAGCTGCGTTGCCTGGGCGAAGCTCAGGCGTAAACAAACCGTTCTCGGCATCGCCGAGGCATTAAAACAAAGGCCTTGCAGCAGGCCGTCAGGCTGCAAGGCTAAAGAAGAAGAATTAAAGAAGAAGCAGTAAAGAACAGTCACCACTTAGGGGTTTTCTCAACCGTCTTAATTTTTCCTGGGGACACTTAAATTACAACTTAAGGAGAAGGTTCGCCGGGGAGCCCTTTCGGCGGGGAAAATTCGGCCGCTGAGGCCGTGAAAGGGGGCGATTTTGTGGCGTGGCCGAGGGTTGGCCAGACACCAGGCATGCAAAAGCCCCGGAGCGACCATGGCGGGTCGCCCCGAGGCTAGCGGGGGATTGGGCGGGGGAGTGACTGGAAGCGGCTACAGCGGGTCGGGAGGTCTACTCTAGCTGGCGGATTCGCCACTGATCATAGGTCAGCAGGCCTAGTCGGCGCAGACCTTCTAGCCGTTCTTTCAGGCCTAGCCGGCGGCCCTGCTCGGCAGCCTCAGAGACCAGCTGCGCTTCCAACAGCGCGCACCAGGCGGAGTAGTCGGCCTGGCTCTGCTCGTGACCGTTGGCGTCGACCAGGGTTTTCGGCGTCAGGTTCTTGCGCTTGGGCTTGTGCGTGGCAAAGCCTTGTCTCAGCTGCTCGCGGCGGACCAGCTCAGCGGCCTTGACCGCGTCGAAGTCGCCCGGCCTGGCCTTACGAAAGCTGTTGCGCCAATTGCGCAACTTGCGGGAGCACTCGTCGCGAAATTCCTTGAGCGCGGCGAAGGACACCCGGCCCAGGGCAATCAGGAAGTTTTCCGAAACAGCCTTGATCGCCACCCGGGCGCGCTTGGTGCCGTCGGGCTTTTCTTCGTACTGCTCAAATACCGTGATCGCCGCTGCGCGCTTGAGTCGCTTGATGGTGCGATAGAAGCGCCGCGAAGCGACCGGCTCGGTCTCGCCCGGGTCGCGACTGGCCACCACCAGGCCGCAGGCGCGGGCGATTTCATCCATGGAGCGCGGTTTGAACGTGCCGTCAGGCATCGGCGTGCCGACGCGCAGCGAACAGAAGTCGGTCATGGACAGGATCGCGGGCAGCACTAGACTCTCGGCCTCGCGGCCTTCGCTGCGATTCTTCCGGGGGGTCCCGTCACGGTTGACGCGGCGACTCAGGTTCGACAGCAGCGGCAAGGCCTGGGGGGCAAAGAAATAATCCTTGGCCGCGTCGATCAACGCTTGCTGGATTTTGGGCCGAAAGCCGCTTTTGGTTTTGGGCAGGGCCAAACGGTCCAGGTCCGGCTTGTCCGGGTTATGGCCGCAGCGGTTGCCGCTGCCCAGGTGCTGACCTGGATATTGATACTCTCGACGGCCCCACATAAATGCAGATGCGCCGCCGGCTAGCCCGATAGAGCCGTCCATGCGTGTTCCCCAACTGTCGGTGCTTGCATCAGCGGGCCGACACGCATAAACTCGAACCTTCATCTAGGTCATTGCAGAGTTTTTTGCTGGTGGCCCCAAAAACCTCAAGGCTTGCCGGCCCTGGGGTTTTTTCTTTTCTGCGAAGCTAAATTCCTGTTTTTTACTGCCTTTTCATCATTTCTTCGCCCTCTTTGGGGCGTCTTCTGCGAACGATGGTAGCGAAAACTATTCTGCTTGTGTAGAAATATTCTAACTTTTTTAAGTCTGAGCCCCCCGTGCTCGATGCCGATGGCGCGCGGAGCGGCCCTGCGTAGGCCGCTCTCTTTAAACCGCACAGCGCCAGATTTTGCATAAGAAACGGCGGGTACAGACTTTCAGAATCCTACTCTGCATTGTCCGAAATCGGCAAGAATTGATTCTAAGGCCACGGATTTAGGGCGCGGGCGGCCACACAATCGTGGCCGGATAACCGGGCTGCTGCTCGATCTTGCTCAGCGCCAGCTGGTAGGCGGCGAACGCCTTAAACGTGGCCGTGTCCGCATCATCCAGCAGCCCGGCAATGTAGGCGTTCGCCATGCCGGCGGTAGCCTGGTTGGCCGCCGCCATCAGCTGGTTGCGCTGATCTTGTGCGACGGCCCCGGCGTTCAATTTCCACTCGCCACCGTCCCAGGTGTAATACACGCCAGGACACGGGGTGGTCGTGTATTCCGCTGGCAGTTCGCCCAACTGGCCCCACTCTTCGGCACTGCCGGTCAGCGTGCTGTAGACCGTGCCGCGCTGGTCAACCACTTGCACCACTTCGCCATTGAGGAATGCCCACACGCTGCCGGGCGCCGGGGCAGCTAGGTCGTTCAGCTCCAAGGCATTCCCCGGCAATTGCACGCCGATACCGGGGGTCTCGGGAAACGTGACCGGGCCAGTCAGCACACCCAGCAAATCGTATACATAAATCGACATAGGTTTTGCCTCAAATCATCTTGATACGGCCCGGATGGGCAATAGTTTTCACGCGTGTTTCGGAACCAGCACCCGCCCCGCCAGTGCTAGACGAACTCCCATTACCCGGCTGAAGAACGGTTGTACCGGAGCCGGATGTGACGACAGCAGTAGAGCCAAAGAGGTGAGCGTGAGAAGGAAACTGGTCAGCCTGAGAACTACCGGCAGCCCGGCTGGCATCAATACCGGCCGACTCATCAAGGAATCGATGGTGCCGGCCACGAGGATCCGGGGCCCGGAAAGTGGTAGCACCATCGCCCGAGGTCCAACCGCCTTCCATGCCGCTGCGTGCCGCTTCGGTGGTCAGCATGCCCGAGGCTTGCGCCAAATCCCACAGCCATGGCCAGGTGGCTCGCGTCAACAGAGGGCCGTTCGCGGCGCCATAGCCGCCCGGATTAAACGCGGTGGTCGTTTCCGGCGTGATCCGCCCCACGGGGGCATTGTCATAGCGGCTGACCGGCCACCAGCTGCCCAGGCCGTCGCTGCGCAAGTGCCAATAGTCGCCGGCCCCCATCAGTACCAGGAACGAATAGCCGGCCGCATTCAAGTGGGTGTGGAACTTGATCTTGTCCGTCCCGGACGCCGTGACCGTCAGGGTGTTCGCGGTGTTATCCAGGCGGCGAACGATGAAGTCAATCACGCCCAGGCCCGCGTTGGCAGCGGGCAGGGTGATCGTGCGGGGCGCCGCCGTCGCGTCGATAATGACCAAACCCTTCTGCGCGGCGGTCAGCGTGGTGTCGGCGCTGAGGCTGGTGACGCTGCCGGTCACCAGGCCGGCGATCTGCCCCAGCTGCACCGCGTGCTGACTCTGCGTGGCCGGGCCGACCTGCTCCGGCGCCCCACTGCACCAGAGCAAAATAAACTTGCCCAGGGTGGTGTTGTACTCGGCCTCGAAATAGCCGCCGGCGACCATTTCACCGCCTTGCAGCGCCGCATGCGCCAGGCCGACCAAGGGCTTGGGCCCGGCCCCGGCATCCAGGGTACTGGCGCCGGTGTTGGTGGTGCTCACCTGGCCGCGCACCTTGAGCCAACTGGTGTAAGCCGTGACCGCCGGGGTCAGGGCCAGCACATAGGCATTGACCACGCCGGTGTCGACGGCGTAGGTGGACGCGCCCGCCTGCGCCTGGCCGAGCGTCAGCGCGTGCTGGCTTTGCGTGGCGTTGGCCACTTGCTCGGCGGCACCGGTACACCAGAGCAAAATAAACTTGCCCAGGGCGACGTTGTACTGCGCCTCGAAATAGCCGCCGGCGAACATTTCCCCACCTTGCAGCGCCGCATGCGCCAGACCGACCAAGGCCTTGGGGCCGCCGCCGGCGTCCAGGGTGCAGGCGCCGGTATTGGTGTGCGCGACCAGGCCGCGCACCTTGGTGGTGCCGGTGTAGGCCGTAATCGCCGGGGTCAGGGCCAGCACATAGGCATTGGCCACGCCCGTGTCCGCCGCGTAGGTGGTCGCGCCGCCCTGGATAATGGTCTTGATCGCCAGCGCCAACTGGTTGAACGAGGCTTTCGACGGCACAACCCCGGCCGCACTCAAGACATTGAGATTTTCCAGCATCATCATGTTCATGAATTCGGAGGGCAACACCGTGGCCGCTTGGCCGGCGGCCGGATTGCCATCGGTAAAATAGCCCGGTGTGCCGGCGGCGGTACTGGCCGGCAGAGAAGACGCAGCGGTGCCGTTATCAATCTGATACATAGAACCCCTGGGATTCGTTAGGAATAGTGGAATTGCAAAATGCTGTGCGCGGGGGCAATCGCCCGGAGTTCGCACTCCAGGACCGCGTTGCCCCAACTGGCCAGGGGCTCGCCCACGGTCGAGCGGCCCATGGAAAAGGGCGTGACCGGGTTGCCTTGGGCTTCAATCGCCCAGGTGTAAAACCAATCGAGACCGCCCAGCGCCGAGCCGCAGACGCTTTGCCCCATGCGGAATGGGGCGAACTGCTTGACCGTGACGCTGTAGCCCAAGCCCGCCGCGTAGGTCTGGAAGTCACTGGCGGACTGGCCGCCATAGGCGGAAAAGCGCGCCACCACCTGCGCCCGGCGCCCCTGTAAGGTCGGCGAGACGCCGGCGCAGGGATCGGGCAGCCCGAGGGTGGCCTCCCACTCGGGCAGCAGGTTGACGGCGGTCGCGGGGAAGGCATCGATCAGCAGCGCCAGGGCGTCGTCGCTGTTGCGCCGAAAGGTCGGCGCATAACAGCTCACCGCCTGGGCTTGTACGCTGTCGGGGTCACGGTTCCAGGCTTTGCCCGGGGGCAGCAGATTGCTCAGCGCCTGGGCGTAGTCCGCATCGGTAAACACCGGCTTAGCCATAGGTGATGGCCCCCACCGTCGGCAACTGGCCCAGCACGTTGGCGATGTTCGCCACCGGACTGGTGATCACAAACCCGGCGGTGCCTGGTACGGCGCTGATCGCCGCGTTGAGGCTGTCCAGCTCGACGACCGAGCTGGCCACGGGGGCCGGATCGCCCTCATCGATCATCACCTGGGCAATCGCATCGGCGACCGCCGCCTTGAGCGCAGGCGACGCGCCGAGCAGCCCGGTGATGGTGAAGGGAATCGGGGCGGCCGCCGGTGCGCAGGTGTACACCAACGGCGTCACCGGCTGGCTGGCAAACAGCATGTTGGCCACCACCAGCTGATTACCGGCGGCGGTGGTGGCCGGGATCGCCCGGTTATCCAGCGAGGACAGGCCATTCGTGCCTACGGGGAAACCGTTGTTCGCGCTGTTGACCAGGTCAAACATCACGTAGACCACCACCGTGCCCGGGCCGGCCCCCATCGGCTGCACCCAGGCCCGCGTCACGCCCGGGCAGTTCATGGCCCAGGACTTGTAATCGAGCGCCGTGCCGCCGCGTGCCGGCGCCTGGTAAGCCGCCAGCATCCGCGTGCGCAACGGCTCGTTTTGCTCGACGTCGGTGCCGATGGCCACGCTGGCCGTTACCGCGCCGCTCGACGGAATCCCGTCGACCGCGCTGGTCAACGTCACCAGGCTGCCGACCTCGGCATTCCCCGCCGCGCCGGCGAGCCGGGCGACCACCGTCACCGACACCGCGCCCGTCGCATCGGCCGTCGCATCCGCCGCCGTGGTGTAGTAAACCCCGTTGCCGATTACCACCTCGGTGCCCTGGGGCAACAGCGCGCCAGGCGTGCCCAACCACGCCGCTTGCAAGCTGGCCACCAGCGCCGGGTAGCGAAACACGTTTTTCAGCGCGGCCCAGGCGTCGAGGTATTCATCCGTCGCGGTCCAGGGGCTGGCCTGCTTGGCGATCCATGCCAGAAAGCCGTAGTGCTGGTGCGCCAGGCCGGCGACGCTGGTCCCGAGAATCCCCAGGTTGGAAAACCGCAACAGACCGTCGACGGTCTTGAGGCCCTCCGAAATGTCGGTCGACACCTGCGAGCGCAGGGCCGACAGCGGCGGACGTGGGTAGGGCATGAGGGAAACTCCAGGCGAAAAAAAACCGCCACGCGGGCGGTCATAAAAACGGGTTGAGTCAGGCCAACTGATCCCAGGCCCAGGCGAACTGGTAGCTATTGGTCCCGGTGCTGCGCGTGACGGTCACGGCCACATCGAGCTGTTTAGGCCCCCGGATCGTCGCCGTGACCGTCACGGCCTGGGCCACCTGGTCATCGAGCAGCCATTGCAAGGCCTCCTTGCCGTAGATCACCGCCATTTTTGCCGCGTCGTCGTCGAGCCGGGAGCGCGACAGCAGCCACAAGCGCGAGCCCAGTTTCACCGGCTGATCCAGATCGCCCCACCAGCCCCGGCGATCTGTCGAGCCGTCGGGGATCACGTCGTCGGCATCGGCCTGGCGATCTGAAAACAGGCTGATATACACCGCCGATTCCAGGTCGTCGCCGCTGTCCAGGGCGCCGGCGATGATCTGCCAGTCGCCCTGGCCGGTGCTGGCCACCCATACCGTTTTGATGTCACTCATGGCGCCGTCACGAGCGGCGGAACCGCCACCGCGCACTGCTCAAAGCTCGCCGCTTTCGCCGCGATGGCGCTCGACAGCGCCGTCATCTGCGTCACCACTTCCGTCAGCTGGGCGGTATAGGTGAAATACGGCTTGGTGCTGGGGGTCAGAAAGCTTTGAATAAACGAGGTGATCCAGGTGACGATGGCGGCCAGGTTGGCCGACGGCGCCGTCAGCAGATCCAGGAGTGGCGCCAACAGCGCCAACTGGTCCTCGATCCCCTTGATCATGGTGTTGATCGAGGCATACACCTCAGTGGTCAGCGCCTGTAGATCCGCACAACTCACAGAGCCATTGACCTGGTCGGTCAGCGACTGGAAGTAGCCGGCATTAACGAGTTGCGAGCCTTGGGGATTCATAAGCACCTCAAAAACAATTGATGATAATTCCGTCTTGTACCGTGAAGGCCCGCCCGTCTGAGGTGGAAAATGAACCGGTCCAGCCGGTACCAACCTTAACCACCCCACCGACGCCGCCGGGGCCGGAAACCTCCAGCACCGGGACGTTGAATTGCACCTTGGCCGAGGCGTTGACCGTCACCGTGGTGGCGTTGTTGACCGTCACCGGCGTGCCCTGGGCCTCGATCACAATGCCGCCGTCTTTGGTCAGGTAAACCGACCGGCCCCACAGGTCATACAGTTGGCTTTCGCCTTCCAGCATGTCGCGCGGACGGCTGGCCTGGTGCCCGGTGGCAATCACCACCCCGTTGGAGCGGTCGCCGGCAACGAACACCGCGACCACGTCCGAGCCGGCCGGCGGCCGCGAGGCGTGACCGAACTCGCCCAGGCGCGGGGTGGAATCGCGCAGCTCCTGGGTGCCGAGACGCACCTGGAGCATTTGCACGTTGCCGGCATCATTGCTGAGGGTGATCCGTCCGCGCCCCACAAACAGTTGCACCCGCCGCCACAGGCGGGAAATCGCGCCAGCGTTATCCATGGGCGAACTCGGCCAGCAGCGGCTGGAGCAACACCGGTTGAGGGGTAAACGCCGCCGGGTCCATCAGCAGCAGGTCGGCAACATGTCCGCCGTGGTCATCGAGCTGAAAGGTCACCTCCCCCAGCAGCAAGGTGGCCGCCGCCAGCTTCAAGGTCGGTAGCTCGACCGATATCAGGGTGTTGGGGGTCCAGAGCACCCCCGCGCCATCGCGCCAGGAATCGACCTGCACCCGCACCACCTGCGACCGGCCCGCGCGCCGCGCGGCCTCCCACAGCGTCCGACGGCGCAAGATCGCCAGGCCGCCCCCGGCCGCCTCGGCAATCAGCACCATTTTGCGGTGCCGCCGGCAGTTCAGGTCATAGGCGGTGTATTGCAGGTTACCGGTGCCGCCGCCCAGGTCGTCGAGGTCTTGCATCGACTGCAAATAGGCGTCGTACTCCGAAAAGATCCCGTCGGCCGAATCCTCGATCCAGGCGGTTTCGACATTTTCCCCCTCGACCAGGCTACTGGCCGCCGGTTTCGTGCTGACCTGAGTGAGAAACAGACTGCCGTCGGGCAGGTCGTAGACCAGCGCCGCCGAATAACGACAGATCCGCTCAATGATCTCGAACGCGCTTTCGCCTAGCATCAGGTTAAATTGCGGGATGATCGGCAAGTCGGTGATCGAGGTCGCCACCGGGATGCCTTCCCCATTCGCCCCGTACACCGAGGCGAGTTTCTGCGCGATCACCAGCGCGTTAGCGCCGCTGATTTGCCCGCCCGGCCACTCGGCCGCACAGTCGACCAGGTCCGAACATTTGGAGCGCCCGGCCAGGCGGATCGAGTGCGAGCGCCCGGACATCCCCCGCACCACCTTGTCGACATAGCCGGTAATCACCAGGTCATTGCCGATTTTCAGTTGAAAGGGGTCGCCCTTCCTCACCTGCATGGCTTGCAGCGTGCCCGGGGTCGCGTCCGTCATGCTCACGCAAAAGTCACTCGGCAGCCGCTCGACGCCGCGCGTGATGCGCACGTCGGTCCAGCCGCTCAGCACCTGGCCACCGGCGGTGATCGAAACATCATCGTTAAACATGGGGACTCTCAGACGGCGCTAACGGGCCAGCGCACGAAAACTCGACGGCATGAACGCCGGGTGAATGGGGTCAGCCTCGCCGATCAGCTCATCCGAGCGGCCGGGGTCCTGATACAGCCGATTGGCCCACACCAGCGACGGCAGGTTGGCGTTGAGGGTGAACGTCTGTAGCGTGGCCAGACTGGCGCCGCGCGTGTCCAGATCGAGCACCACCGCCTGGCGCACACTGTTCAACGCGGCATAGGTGGCGTCGTCGGCCATGTCGCCGGCGACCAACAATTCCGCGTCGATCAACTCCACCACCGCCGTGCGCACCGCCAGGGTGTCGTCGTAGGAACTCGGCACGTACACCGAGGCCGCCGAGGCCACAGCGGCCAGCGCGGCCCGGCGCACTAACGCGGCCGTCACAAACTGCGCGACGGTCTGCGCCTGGCCCATCGGCGACGTGCTGCTGTAACCGCTGGGGGTGTAGCTGGCCAGGGCCGACAGCAAGCGGATCTGATCGGCCGGGCTGGCGATCCCGGCGACCACTGCCGCGACCAGGGCGTTAACCGCCGCGACGAAGGCCGGCACGGTGTTGGCATTCAACCCCGCCGCCGCCGCCGCCAGCGCCGTCGAGGCCGTGGTCACCGCCGCCCGCTGCGCACAGCCGGCCGTGATCAGCGTCGACATCGCCGCCGATGTGTCGGACGACGACGGACTGTCTTGAAACGCCTGGGTGGTGGCGCCCGAGGTGTAGCGCCCCCAGTCGCCGGTGAGCAGGCTGGCCAGGCTGCTGATACTGCTGACATCGTGGGACACCCGCCCCGCCATCTGCTGGAACCCTGCGACCGTATCGATCACCGCATTGACGGCGGACTGGCCGACACTGATCACCGATTCAACGGTGTCGAGCGTCTCGCTGACCACGCCCTGGACGGTTTTGATCGCGGAGAATACCGAGCCGATGGTGGCCTCTACCGAGCGCACAAAGTCACTCAGAGCCGCGCTGCCCAATTTGTCGACCAGCGAATCCAGCAGGGTTTTGGTGGCGACCTGGGCCGCCGGGAATACCCGCTCCCCCGACTCGATAAAATAAAAATGCAGCTCGAAATAACGGCCCTCATCCCAGCGTTCGGTCACCGACAGACCGCCGTCAGGAATCGACACCGTCAGCTGGCCGAGCGTGGGGTGAATCAGAATCCCGGGGCCGGCCTTTTCCGCCGCCCCGATCATCCGTTCCAGCTGCTGAATGACGTCGCCGCCACCGTAGACCAGGCTGTCCTCGACCAGAAAGCCGACCTGGCTAATGCGCCGGGTCGAGCGCCCCATGTCCTCGATATAGGGCTTATCCCGGTTCGGGTATTCGTGCTCGGCGATCCGCCGACCAAAGCGGCCCTCGCTGCCCAGCACCCCGAAGCGCACCCCGCGAAACGAGGCAGGGTTTAACCGCTTAACCCAGCTCGTCATGGTCCACCTCCCACGGCCGAATGGCCGATTTTTGTCGTCACGTCCGCGCCCGTGGCGGAACGCGTTTTCGCCGAAACCCCCGCCGGCAGACCGCTAAACGTCACGTCAAAGGCATGCCGTTGTGGCTCGTTTTTGGCGGTACTAATCGGACCTGGCGGGGCCAATTGGTCGGCCATCGCGCCCCGCGTGGCCGCTTCCCTGGCCTTCGCTTCATCATCCGCCCCCGGGCGCAGCCAGCTGCGTGAGGCAATCTCACCCGCGTCCTCGGCATTTTTAGCCGACCTGAGCCGCGCCCCCGCCTTCGATTCGGTGCCTTCGGTCAACTCATAGTTGGCAAACTCCAACTGCTTCATCCGATCGGCACGTTCATCCGTGATTTTGAAGCCGGCCCAGTTTTCAAAGTTTTTCTGACGATCTGGATGCAGCTGGAAAATGCCCCGGGCGGTTGGCCCGGTCAGACCCCAATCCCCTTTGGCTTTGGGGTCCAGGTTGCTCTCCGCAATGCCGTTCCCGACAATGCCGGCCGCCGCCGCCTTGCTCCACCCTTTAGACTGGAAATAATCCATCGCAAAGCTGGCCGCGTCCTGGTCGGCGCCCTGGTTCTTTTTCCAGGCGTCCGCCGTGGCCCGCTCACGCATTGACTGATCCGGCGTTTGCGACTCCACCTCCGGGAGGCCTTGCGCTTTTCGGAGACGCGCGACCTCCTGATCCTCGCCATCATTCAGCGTGGGCGAATAGAACATCGCCGCCGCCCCTGTCGCGAGGGCGGCCGCGCCGGCCCCTATTCCGCCCAACAACCCACGGCTGGCCGCAGCGTTCGCCAGATCGGTCGCCGCGCCCGCCTCCACGGCGGCGGCTTTCCACCCCAGCAGCAGCCCCGTAAAACTCACAATCCCCGCCGCGCCACGGACCAAGGTCAGGCCCAGGCCGAGGACGCTGCCGATCAGCGTGGCATTCATCACCACCGCGACCGCAATCGCGGCATTCTTCCAGCCGCCCAGGTGATGCACCACGTTGCCGATGCCTTTGACAAAGTCGTGAATACCGCTGCCAACCCCCTTCCAATCCACCGAGTTAACCCAGGTGGCGAAGTCCTTGGCCCAAGCGCCGACGTCCTGCGCGATCAGCGTGCGGTTTTGCATAATCCAATCGGCCAGGCCATCGACCAGCGGCTTAATCGCCGGGGTGATCTGCTCGACAATCGAGTTTTTCAGCCCGGTACCGGCGCCGTGCAGGTTGTCCAAACTGTTGGCAAAGTCTGTCGCGGCCCTGAGTGCCGACCCCGACATCACCAGGCCCAGCGCCTCGGCGCGGTCTTGCAGCGCCTGAAACGCCCCCGGGCCTTGGCGGATCAACGGCAACAACGCTTGCATGCCGAACTTTTGCGCGGCGAGCATTTGCTTTTGCGGGGTGTCCAGCTTGGCAATCGCGCTGGCCATGGCCTTGAACTCGCCGGTCACGTCCAGCGCCCCGGACGCCGTGCGCTTCATTCCCCCGGTCAAGCTGTTGAACAGCATCAGTGCCTGGTTATCCCGGCCGAACTGGGCGTTTTCCATGGTGCTCGACAGCCCTTGCAGGCTGCTGGCCATATCCTCGGACGACAGGCCCGCCAACTTGGCCGCGCCCTGGAACTTTTGCAGCTCGTCGGCATTGACCCCGATGTTGCCGGCGGTGTTGGCCGTCGAGCGGCCGAGCCGGGCCCAGCCATCGGCCAGGGCAATAATCCCGGCCACCGAACCGATACCGGTTACCGCCGCCATCGGCGCGACAATCGAGGCCACGCCCGAGGCCGCGCCCTTGGCTTCGCGGCCGATTTGGCCGAGGTTCTTGCCCAGGCGCTGAAAGCCCAGTTCCTTGCCCAGGCTTTTAAAGGACTGGCCGACCTGTTCAAACGGCCGGGTCAGCTGGTTAACGGCGCCGTTGACCTTGCGAAAAACCGCAGACGCCTTGTCGACCGCACTAATCTGGATCTGAAAATTATTCGCCATCGGGCTTTTCCATCATTAGCTTGGACTGCTGAGCCCACCATTTCAGCTCGGCCAGCGTCAGGGACCACGCGTCACGCGGCCCCCAACCGTAGAACTTGGTCAGTTCGGCTATCAGCTCAGGCCATCCGCCGCCGCCTCGGGGCCAGCGCGGAAAGAGCTGAAAAACTTGTCCGCGATGGCCATATCGCGACCACTCATTTTTTGCACGACCAGGCGCGGTACGGCGCCGATTTCAGTGATCAGGTTGATCACACCGCCCACCGGGGTGTCGGCGCGCTGGGCCTTCTCCAGATCGCCAGCGGTCGGCTCGCGCAGATCGACGTGGGTATAGGTCACCGCGCCTTCACCCTTGCCGATCATGATGGGGGTGCGAAATTCAAGTGTCAGGGTGTCAACGATGCTCACGATGCAAGTACCTCAGTAACGGATGGGCCTTCCCAGACCACTTCGAGAGTGCCCTCGGCGGTTTTGACTTCTTGGCTGTCAACGGTCCACATGTTGCGACCGATGGCGGTTTTGCCGTTGGCCAGGGACGCGACGACGGTCTCGTTGACCATGCCGTTGATATCGGCGACGGTCAGGTCACCCGAGTCGCGAAAGGTGCCGGAAATTTTCCCGGTCTTCGGCGTCTCCTTAAAACCATGCACGCTGTCTTGGCCGACCAGGCTTTCCCGCTTGACGGTCGAAGGGTCATAGCTCAGCTCGCCGACCAACATGTATTTTTTACCGCTCACGGTAATGCTGGCCGTACCGGCCAGACGATTGTTTGCAGCCATTTTGATGTCCCAAAAAGAAAGCCACCCGGGTGGGTGGCTTGGATGGAGCAGCGGCGGTTACAGGCGGAATTGCGCCAGCAGGGCGAGGACCCGTAGCTGATCGATCAGCTCGGCCGGCCACAACACGTTGACTCGGTTCGGGTTGGTGCTGTCCTGCTCGACAATCAGCGCCTGGGCGAACAGCGCGCTGTTCTGCACAAAGCCGTCGGTTTCCTGCTCCTGGTAATCGGCGATCAACTCGCCGCGAATATCCGACGGCGTGACCACGTTGGAGCCCGCTGCATAACGGCCGCCGTCGACCCCGAGCTTCATCCGGGGAAACCGCGAGGTGATCACCGACTTCTGCGCGCGCAGGACGTACATCAGTAGAAACAGGGTTTCCACTTGCAGATAGCTGTCGTCGGCCTCGCCGTAGCTGTTGAGCTGATAGGTGGTAATGATGTTTTCCACCGCCACCGTGCCGTCCATGCCGACCGTAAAGGTCGAAATCCCGTCCCAGAGCAAGGTGTTGCGCTCGGGCGCGGTAAAGCGCGACGCATGCGGCGGCGGCAGGACCGTGCTGAGGGTTAGGGTTTGCAGTGGGCGCCCCGGATCCGCCCGCAGCGCCACAGCGGCCGCACCGGCATAGTCGGCGGCCCACAGCCACGACGGGCTGGGCGAGTCGTACACGCCCAGCACCGATTCATGCTGGTTATTGCGCGCGTTGCCAAAGGTGGTCAACGTCGCGTAGGTCCCGCACTTGGCCGCGAAGACATGGCCATACACCTGGTTGGTCCAGCTCCAGCGCCCAGTGGTGTCATTGAGCAAGCTTTTCAGCGAGTCCAGCGACGCGGTGTCGGTGTAGGGCGAGACGATGAAGTCGAATGCCTCATCGCCCAGGGCCGACAAGGCCATGTCCAACACCGGGTTGGTCGCGCCGCCGGCCATGGCGACAATGGTCAGGCCCAAACCGGGCGGCAGCGCCTCACCGTCGACCGTGCCCCGGTAGTTCAGGCGGATATCGATGTCATTGCCGCACAGCCCGGCATTTTTCGCGGTCAAGTTAACCTTGGCCGGCACGGTGCCATCCACGGCCGCCGTGACGGGTAACGCCAGATTGGCGTTGACCTGGGCGACGATGTCAGCCGCCACAGTGGTTGGGGTGTCGGTGCTGCTCACTACGACGCTGACTAGGTTGCCGCCGAGGTACAGCGAAATCACCCCGTCCGCCGTAGGCGCCGAGCTGACCAGCAGCGAGCCCTTGGCCGCCAGCGACGAAACGGCGTCCGCCAGGGGCAGCAGCCAGACCTCGGCGAACGAATCCGAGGCCATGTAGGTTTGCGTCAGCAAATGCAACAGCGAGCCCGGGCCGCCCTTGGCCTTGGCATCGGTCACGCCGGCACAGATCACCGGCACACCGGCCACGGCATTGCCGGCACTGGTGATCTGGCCGACGATCAGCGTGCGCTGGGTCTGCGAGCCACTGTTGGCCTGGCTGTTATTCACTTCGGCCGAGAACAGCGGCAAGCGCAGATTCGACGGGACGTTGTTAAAGGACACACTCATTCGGCGGGCTCCTCGGCTTCGGCGGGCTCATCACCGGCCGGGGGCAGTTCGGCGTCCGGCTCCAGGGGCGCGGCGGTCGACTCAGTGGCGACGGGCGCCGAGGCCTCCGGCAGCGCCTCAGGCGCCGCGACAGGCTCGACCACGGGCGGGGTCAAGGACGCATCGCCACAGGCCAGACGACGAAACCAGAACGGCGAATCGCGGACCTCGCGGCCGGCGGCGGGCACAAAATCGCCCTTGACCGGGTCGCGTAGCAGCAACCCGGCAACGGGATAAACTTTCATAGGGGGGGTGTTCCTAAGTGAGGTCGATGATCAAGCCGCCCTCGGGACGGCCGTCAGGTCCAACAGAACGAGGGGCCGGGGTGGCCGCAGTGGGGAACAGCGGATCGACATACGTGCCGGAGGGGTCGAATACATTGGCCAGGTCAGCCGTAATCCCAATCGATTCCAGCGGCGTGACGGGTAACGGGAAAAAGTCCTCAGGGCCTTGGTAAAACTCCAGGCCGATGGACACCTCGACTTCGCCCAATTCCTTGTTGGCATTGGCCTTCGTCGACATTTCCGTATGAATAAACGGGACCTGCTGTAACTGGCCCATCAAGATCGGGTTATTGATCAGCGCGATCTGGATTTGCTGACTCAACTGCGACAGCTGTTGCAACAGCTGGAACGCGCTCTGCCCATCGGGCAGCGCGGACACCTCGGCACGGGCGCAGACCTTAAGGGTCGCGGTCACGGTGAAATCCGGACCACCGTTCCGACTGAGCGAGTGCTTTTCCTCGGTCGGGACCTTGCAATAAATCACCGGGTAGTGCGCGCTGGTGGTTGGCCAGTCGAACACCGCGTACACCCGGTTCCCGGCCAGGGTGTGGCCGAGCATGGCCTCCACCGCACCGACCACCAGGTCAATGGTTTGCGTCATGTTTCGCTGAGCCTCAGTTGCACCCAGCCGTGACCGTCCGGCTGCACGTCACGCACCAGGAAGGTTTTGCCCACACGCGGGATAGTGATTTGGTCGTCTTGCACCGGCATGGCGGCGAAGGCCGCCAGGCGGGCGCCAAACACGTTTTCGACGGTGTTGGTGGGGATCGCCGACAACAAGTCCGGCTCGGCATAGGCATCGTCGAAAATGCCGTCGACGGGGTAGGCAGCGCCGGCTTTCGGCTGATAGATCGGCAGGGCTGCACCCTGGCCCTGCTCGCCAAAAATTGCGCTCACAGGGCCATGCAGCAGGGCGTCGAAGCTGAGCACCTTATTCCCCGCCTTCCTCGTTGCGGGTCGGCGGTGCGGACGCGGTCTTTAACTTGCCGTCAGAAGCAACCAGGAAACCGCGCGCGGTGTAGCGCCGGGCCTCGTAATCGAACAGGGTTACGGTGCCGCCGGCCTTTACGGCCTTGCCGTCGTGCCCGGTCACTTGGCAACCCTTGGCCACCACGGACTTGACGGTCTTGGCAGCTTCATCTTTTTTCAGTGTGTTCATGGATTAGCCATCCAGGTCAGTCAGAGGGTCACAGACGGTCATTGCCAGACTGGCGTTGACCCGGGTTGGGATTGGCAGCGGCGAGGACTGCAGCATCAACATGCGCTGGGCCGGATCATCACGCAGCCAGGTCTTGGGCGCGAAGGGCATGGCCTCGTAGCTGTGTTGCGGGTCGATGATCTGACCGAAGGCGCGCACCCCCATCAGGTCAGCACCAGCCATCAACACCACGCCGTCTTCCAGCATCGAGCGTTCGACGTTGTCGTCATCAACGAACCACTCGTTGTACAGCCACAGATCAAACTGACCCCAGCGCCCCTTATAGACCGCGCCCGGTGCGACCTGGGTGGCCGGATTGATCACGTTGCCGGACTCGGCGAGTTTCGGAAAGTTGATCGCACCGTAGATGTTTTTGCCGTTCTTGAACGCATCCCAGGCCGATGGGGTGAACACCAGGTCGGTGCCCTGGGCACCGGACAGGCGCAGCATGCGCTGGGCCGCCTGATCGATGGTGCGTTCCGGCAGTGGGTCGCGGCCGTCGTCATCTAAGTTCGCCGCGACGCCCCACTTGTGATTGCCGGACAGGGCAATGGTCAGTGACTCGTCACGCCCGAAGTCGACCAGCGAGGTAGGGAAGCCTTCCCCCGAAACCAATACCTTGCCGTACTGCAGCTCCTGGGCGGCCATCCACTCCATACGCCGGGTCAGCATCTGCAGCTGATCGGTCATTTCCGCGTTGAGGTTGGCCGCCTCGCGCTCGGCACCCTTGAGCTGGCCCCCACCGATGCGCTCGCCGACCTGACGCATTACTGGCCGACGCAGGTCCGGGGCGCGCTTATCCTTGACATAGGGCGGCTTGAACAGCTTGACGTCGGTACCCAACTGCTCGACCAGTTTGCCCTCGACCAGGGGGCTAACGAACGGCGCCATACGGCGCTTGCCGATGATGATGTCGATCGCGACGAATTCGCTGTCGGCCATCTGCACACCAGGGAAAAAGCGATCGAGCAGGAAGCTGCTCGGGCGCTTGAGGGTCGGCGCCACGGCGATCAGGGTCGCGGTGGTAAACGCCAGACTTGGGAGGTTGTCAGACATTGAAGGCTCCAAAACGCGCCCACAAAAAAGCCCGCGTGAGGGCGGGCTGGGCGCAAAAAAAAGCCCCACCGAATGGCAGGGCAGGGCGGTGTTGGGGGTGTTACGGGGCCGAGTTGTTCAGCGGTGCCGAGGCGGTCACCGAGGCCTTGGCGTGGATCCCGACCTTGCGCAAACCGGCGAACAACAGCGCCGGGTTCCAACCGGCGTCATAGGTCAGCGCCGCCGCGTTGAACTCACCGGCCACATAGGCGCCGGTGCTCACCACGCTGGTGGCGGTCACGTCGTCGGCCAGAATCGCCACCGGGTCAGCACTGCCGTCGACGGCCGTCTTGACGCACGACACGAACACGCCCACCGCATCCGCCACGCTCAGGGTGAAGCTATCGCCCGCGACAAACGCCGTGGCACCAGCGGTCAGGGTCAAGCCAATTTCGCCGGCGAACGGCGTGCCCACGGTCACATGCCCCAGGGCGTTGCTCTGCGGGTCGACCAGGGCAAAGTCGGTCGCGTCGGTGGCGGTCAGGGTGTAGACCCCGATCTGACTGGTCTTGGTGGTGCTCAGGGCACTGAGCACGCCGTTGCCGGTGTTAGCAGGCCCCACGGCGCCGATGATCGGGTAGACGGTCTGCTGACCCAGCACCGCGCCGCGCTTGTAGGTGCCGGCACCGAGCAAAATCGGATCGCTGACCAGGGTGCGCGAATCGGCGATCAGCTGGTCGGGGGTGTAGTGGGCCGAGTACGCGCCCGGCACCTGGGCGTTGTCGCCCAGGAGATTGCTGCTAATAGGAGGCATGAAGGTATCCGTCTAACGAAAGGGGTGGGTTACTGGCCGGCCTTGATGATCATGGCCGCCGCCGCATCGGCGCCGGCCGGCAACTCGCGGGCGCCATCCGGCGCGACCTGGTGCACGCCCAGGGTGCTCATGGCATGACCGAAGCCGTGGCCAGCGGCCGACGCCTGTTTCGGCGCGGCGGCTTTGTTGGCCTTGAGCAGGGTTAGGGCCGTGGCGCGGCTGACGTTGCTGTCAAAGGCCAGCGCGAACGCTTGCCGTGCCATGCCGTGGTTCATGCCGTAGGCCATGATCCGCGCGCAGCGGGCGCGCTCAGAGGCACGGGTCGCGCTGGGCTTTTCCTCGTCGTCTTCGTCCTCATCGGCGTCGACATCGTCGTCTTCGGCGCGCTTACCCCTGGCTTTTTTGCCTCGGGCTTT